ATAATTTGCTCATAATTTCTATTTTTTTATTTTATAATATATTTTTTTCTTTTGAAGGTTACACTATCTATGTTATCATAACTTAGTGTTCTCCATTTACCACTATTATCTGTTACTCGCAGATTCAATTGGTTTTGTAATTCTTTAGTATCACTACCTCCGGCGTTTCCACCTACATATTCATTAGAATCCCACCACATTAAGTATTGTGCAGTGTGTGGTGGTTTCCCACTACCATCTGCAGAACCTTCCGTTCTCCATCTAACATTCATCTTATCACTCTTACTAGATGTTTTTAGTAAGGATAAGAATGTATCTACTGAAATTTCAGTACCTACAAATTCTTGTATCTTCTGAAATACGTTATTTGGTGTCATCTTTTTTCTTTTTAACTTTAGCAACTTCACCTGGATAAGAAGATGAGATTGAAGGTTGTTCGCTTTCTACTAACACACCTAACTCTCTCAATTTATTTCTACTCCATCCCAATGCAGTTTTACCACCCCAACTATCGTACATCAATTTACCACATCCATCTGAATAGGTTTTTGATGATTCTAAATCTACTTCATGTCTTGAAAGATATGAGTACATTCTTTTAATAGTTTCTATCGAAATAGGTTCTCCATTTGCCAATTGATTTGCTCTTATTTTGCCAACTGGAGTTCCACAACTTCCCCATCCATTCTTATTTACAAACTCTAATACTCTTTTGGCGTTATTTCTAACTCCATCTCCATAATCAGAGTACGATTCCATCTCAACTTTTTTTTTTGATTTGAATCGATTATCTGTTTTTATTAGGGCTCTTAAAGTAGATAAGAATATCTCTGCTTCTACTTCACTCATTTCATCTATATCTTTATCAATATCTACTTTAGATGCATGAACTAAATCATGTGTGAATGTTCCTTCAATACTGAAACCTTTTACCTTTCCAGTCTTAACATAATCATTCCATATCTTTTCACCTTCAGTTGATTTATCTATTGAAAATACACCTACCCAACTTCCTTCTGGTAGTGCTAATCCATAGTTATTAGATTTATCTAATTTACCTTCTTTAATCCAACTCTCTACCAAATGAACACCTTTAATGGATTTACCATGTTCTAATGTTGCCTTATCAGTATATTTGTTTTTAAGATAATTCTGTGCTAGTTTCTTAATCGTATCTCTTTTTAAGTAAACGTGGTAAGGTTGTCCTTCACCATCTACTCTTAGTATCTGCTTATCAGGAATTAATATTGGTCCTAAAAGCAATCTTTGTTCTGTATCTACACTAGCAAAATGAATCTCTTCTTTACCAAAATATATAAAATCAGATTCTATAGCAGGAGATTCTACTAATGAAATCGCAAAGATTTCATCTGTGTCATCCTGTATTTTTAATTCGTATAGTTTCATATCTTTAATAACAATTAAATCATAAATTGTAGTAACTAGCCACCATTGAAGGTTGCAGCTCTACTTGCTCTTCTATCTAAAGCACTTTGTGTCTGAATATCTTTACTTACAACATATGCCCTTACTGTCCCTTGTGATTTAGCAATTGTTTCTCCAATTTGTTGTGTAGGATTAACCCCCTGTCCACTTTGTATTTGTGGTATTGCAGTAGGTCCAACTGTTGGTGCTGGAATTGCTCCTGCTCCTCCACCTGTTGCTACTCCACCTCCTCCACCTCCGGTGTTTCCTCCACCACCACCCGAACTCTTAGAAGATAATACTGCTGCAATTTGTGCTGCAGATGATACACCGACAGTAGCAATTTGTAAACCAGTACTAACTTTTAATGCAGCCTTACCTGCTATCGCTCCTGCAATTGCAGCTTTACCTGCTGCTGCTTCAGCGATACCTAATGGTGCAGTAAATGGATTAGTTAATTTTGGAATAGCAGATAGAATTGCTGCGTTACCTGTAGCAATTGCTTTATTATATTCAAATTGTGCTGCTTGGTTATTTACTAATATCTGACCAATAGATGATGCTGCATTAATTACAATTTGTGCAATTGCAAATGCTTTAGCTGCATCTGAACCATCTTCGAATACACCCTTTATTGAACCAATAATATTAGATATGTTTTGACCTAAATCTACCCAACTTTGGTCTATGGCCTGATTAGTTGCAAATGTTAATTGTTCCCTCTCAGCTTCCATCTTTTTAAGATTCTCGTAATTCTCTCGCATATATGCTGCAAAATCTTCACGTTTCTTCTTTTGTTCTTCAGCTTCTTTTTCAGCCTTTTCAGTTTCTTCCTTCTTATATTTGTCATCAATCTCTTTAAGTTTAAGAGCTTGAGCCTCTTTAAGAAGTGTTGTATCTTCACCATATTTAGTTGCAAGGGCAATAAGTGATGCATAATGTTCATTAGCTTTATACTCTTCCTCTTCTCTAGCAGATAATAATTCAATGAATGCCTCTTTCTGGCCTTCCATAATTGTTTTTAAATCTTCTTCTCTTAACTTCTTAGCCTCTTCTGCTGCTTGTTTTTCTTGTTCTGCTTTCTTTTTAAGAAATTCTTCTCTATCTTTTTTTCGTTTGTCTAATTCTTCTTTTTCTTTTTTGGTTAACTCTTTTGAACCTGCTTCAAATCTTGCATTTGCTTCTTCATATCTTTTACCAAATTCAGTAACCGATGCCTTAGCATCATCCCATGCCCCTGCAAAATCACCTTTAAATAACTTACTAAGTGCACTTCCTATTTTACCAATACCTTGTAAGAATGAACTTATTGCAGAGTATGCAACTTTAAATCCTTCTGTCACATAAGGCATTGCCTTAGTAGCCAAATCAATTAGAGCATCAAATAAGGGTTCTATTGCAGCAAATACACCATTAAGGATTCTTTGAAATCCTTCTAATACTGGTTGAAGTTTTTTTGTAGCTCTTTCTGAATTACCAATTGCTGCTACTAATCCTGCAATTAATGCAACTATTAAACCAATACCTGTTGCTTTTAGGGCTGCACCAAAGGATTGAGTAGCTACTTTTGCCTTATTTAATCCAGCACCTAATACACCAATAGGACCACCTGCAGATTCTAATGAATCAATCCAATCAGAAGATGTATTTTTAGCTGATTTAATTTTATCCTCTAAATCATCAATTTGATTGTATATTTTCTTAAACTCTTCAGACCCAGCTGCAGTTTCCTTTAATTGCTTCTTTAAAACTTTTAAATTCGCAATAGTAGGTTCTATATCCGCGTTTATCTCTATATCGATAGTTACTTTCTTATCGGCCATAATCTTCGTTTAATGTTTTCCCATAAACCTTTCCAAGTCTTTGGTATTGCATTTTGTCCCTTAGCTATGTTCATCTTTTTAGATACACCATAGTATGGGTTTATTTGCAACAAGTCAATAATCAATTTAATCATATCTTTAATAACAATTTAATTTCTATAAGTTAGTGAGTGGCGATTCTACTTCCACATTCAGTATCCATTTATAATATTCAGAAGAACAATAATTTGGGTTTATTTGAAGGTTTTTATGGTAAGGTACATTATCTATCCACTTTCCTTTAAAAAACAAATCTAGCCGGTCAGGAGTAACTCCAGCGTTATGTAGAAATTGTTTTCCTTCTTTCGCCTTTATATCATCGGTTGCCCAACAAAAACTCATATCATGTGAGATACGAACTTCGTTACCAAACTTCCAACTATTCCATAATAAACTCCACATTCCTGCAGTCCATTTCTGAATAGGATAATCAGATTCGTGTCTTTTAACATAGTATGGTTCTATTTCACAAAAGAATTTATATAGTGCTATAGAATCACTTTCTACTTTATCCCAAAATTCCCAATTAGTATTTTTAATTAGGTGTTGAGCACCTCCACTATTAGCATTATTCAATTTTGGTATCGATGCATCTAACCCAACTATATTTAACATACCTCTATATACATCTTGTCCTTTGGAGATAATGTAATCATAGTTAATATACGCATTGGTATTACTAAAATACCATATATCATCATTTAGAAGATGATTAGAACTCCATGGTCTCAATAGAATTGTATCGGAATCATGAAACATCACAACTTCCTCCTCTAACTCTGGAAACTCTTTAAAGTGTTGTTTTACCCCATTAAAATAAATGGAAGGAATATAATTGGTATCTGGTCTAGTATCGGGATACAAATAGAACCCCACTTCAGAATACTTCTCAGCAATCTGTTTAATTTCATTTGGAATTTCAACATCATAAACAAATATGACGTGTATATCTTTTGGATTAATACCATTTTCAATAAAATTTTTAATGTACACTTCTACTTGCCATGCATAGTATAGTGTTGCAGGTTGGGATGAAATCCACTTCATAACTTTTATTTATTTACTTAACGAATCAGTAATAATTGGCCCTAATAACTGAATATTACATTGACCAGTTTTTAGTGAGTAATCATTAATTGCTCTTAAATGATAATAGTTTCCTCTAAAGTTTACTATATCATTCAATTCCATATCGAAATAATCCTTTAATGGAATTATTGCACTAGCATTTATTAATCTTGTTCTAGGATTATATAATAATTCGATATATTTTTTCCAATATTCAGTATACAAACTTGTAGTTGGTGTTTGACCATATACAGCAGTTTCATTTGTAAAAAGTAAAGATTCTGAATCAGTTGTTGGAAAACTACCTGATACTACATTATAGTTATCAAAATAAGGAAATGCATCTTGTTGTCTTGAACTATTATTTTCATCTGCAATATAAAAACTCTCACATCCTATCATTCCATTAAAAAATAGGATGCGTGGTAATACTCTTGCAGGTTGAAATGTTGCACTGCTTATGTAAACTGGTATATAAATTGGTATTCTTTGTGTTGCCATAATTGTATTTTTTAACAGTAGTAACCTGTTCCGTATCCTATTTCACCGGTTGAAGGATTTAGAGTATAAATTTCATATGATGATGGGTCTACCACAAATTGTAATCCTCTAATTGGACTTTGACCATATGCATCAGCATATGCTATAAGACCTGATTGTAATCTACCAGTATCAGTATATGTTATTATATAAGCAGAAGAATTACAAGTATCTGGTGCATAATATGAATAACCATAATGAAGTGTACCAACTAAGTATTCAGTTGGTTGTGGATTTATTCCACTAACACTACCAGATAAACCTGTTCCTGCTAATCTAATCAGAGGGTCTGATGCAAATGTTGTTTTTACTTCAAACTTACCTTGTGAGAAATAATTAGCAGTATCAATATAATATTGTTTACCAAATTCTCTATTTGCTTCTTTAGAAAATTGTTGTGAAATATAATCCTGGTCTAATGTATCTCCAAAAGTAAGTTCATTTACAGCAAGATTATTTGCTGGAATAACTTCTATTGTATTATCTAAATTAATATATTTGTTAAAATCTTTTCTTTCACCCTGTTTATACCAAGTGTTAAACGTTTCTATTAAAAATTCATTAGGTTTTATTTTAGATGGGTAAATTATTAAATTAAATTTCTTTTGTAATCCTAATATAAAATCAATTTGTTTAATTCCAGTTGTACCAAATGGCATATTTGAAGGTATATCTAATACTTCACCATCAGCTGCTTGATTTACTTTCTTAATTTCTATATAAGATTTTGATGTAGCACCAGGGTCTAATGTAAATAAAAAGTTGTTATATGGTGCGTTAAATTGGTCTCTCCAATTTAATGCAAAATAATAAGTTCCAGGCCCTATTAGACTAGTTCTAAATTCTTGTTGAACTTGAGTAGTTTGATTTTGTCCAGTATTACCTGCAGCAAAATCTTGATATGTTCTAGCAAAAAAGTAATTACTAATATTAGGTAATGTAGTAAGAGATACTGTTGATAATGAGCCTGTATCTCTAACAATAAGTTCACATGTTGCTCCACCTAATGAGCCAGACATATTGATATTTAAATTAATTATGCCTGATAAGGATGAACTATGGTCTAATGTAATTTTATAAGACGAATTACTTCCAACAACACCTGATGGGTCCCTTTCAACATTATACCAGGGTAAATTAGTAATTGTTTCTTGAGGTACAATTAAATCAGTACCACTTCCTGAAAGAGGTGATAATTTTACCACACCTAATGTTTCTAAATCCACATTTGGGTATTCTGGATATCTTAGGGAATTATTACAAACCAAATAGATATCATTAATAAAATCTTGATTTAAGAATGAAGATGTGTAAGTAAATCCTGCTTCGTTAAATATTGCATCTATTACGGGTTTTATTCTAATAGCAGGTTTAAAGTCCTGTACATTTAATGCACCTTCATTTGAATCTATACCTGTGTAGACATCAGATGGTGTATATTGCCATCCTTGTCCGTAATCTGCAAGTGGGTAAACAATATCACCATTAAACAATGCACTACTTGTACTCCAACTTTTTACTATATTATCATACGATGATGTATGATTGTATACCGAAAGAGAAGTTAAATCAGTAAGAAAATATCTACTAATATCTCTACCAAATGATGAAAGTGCACCATAGATAGTTACATTGTATGATTCAATAAACTTATTTGCTTTAACATTAACTGAATTTAATTGTAAATAACCTTGTGAAAGGTATACCGAATCAAAATCAAAGTATGCTGCTACCTTTTGGTTAGTTGCAAATAGATACGGATTATCAATTGATATATCATAAACGTGTTCAAAGAAAGCATTGTTTACTTTTGAACCTGGAAGAGTTATATCTTTTGTAAAATCTGATGGAAGAACACCAATATCAAAAAGACCTGTGATGTTATTAGATATGGTTATATCTTCATCATCAAAGATGTCTAATTGTTGGTATCCATCACTTCCACTTGCCATTAATCGGAAAGTAAAACCTTGTGTTGAAATTATACTCATTACATGATTAGTTTGTAAGGTTGACCTAAGTTAAATTCAAATTGATATTGGATTAATTTATCCACAACACCAGTTTTGAATACTATATTTTGTGTAGTAACTGTAATTGGCATTACTGAATCAGTTGATTCATTTTGTACCCAATATATTTCATCACTTACTAATAATTGTTTTAGGATTTCGTTATATGTTTCTGGTAACCAGTTTGTGTTTACTGCAATACCTTGTTTAGAATCTACGATATACGCAAGATTTGCTGAATCATAGTTTTGATATGAAAGGGTTGAACCTTCCCAACTACCTAATTGTGGTTGGTAAGTTTTTCTTTCAGTTGAGAATGATTGACGATTAACCATATTAAAGTTCATGTAATCAAACTGACCATATCTGTTTTTCCACTTAATTCTAATGTTAGGATACTTGTCAGTACATACTACGTTAAACGTAATAGGAGTTCCAAGAGGAGTTGCACCATTGTATGCCTGAACTTTATACGATTCAATCAATCCACTCAAAGGAAACCCGCTCTGTGCAGGTCCTATGGGGAATCTAACGATTTGTCCAGTAGTAGATGTTGTTCCACTAACTGAATAATTTGCAGTTCCTAATGCTGAAGTATAAACTATCTTTGTTGGAGTAGTAGTTCCAGCATCACCAACGTATACACCCATCTCTCCATAATTTGTTGTGAATGCCGATTGTGTTACCGGTCCATCACTCATTATTGGCCAATGGGGAGTTTTATTATAAACTGCCTGTCCGATTGGTTCTTGAAATATTCCATAACCATCTAATGCTTTATAAGTTGAACTACGAGTATGAGAGCCTGTTACATATGAAGTACCATTATAGTATTGCCAATAGAAATCTACTGCAAAATATTCAACTGATGATGAGTTTGCTTGTGCATAACTCGTAAGAGTAGAATTGATAATTCTATTTAAATCAAAAATACCAACATTTTGTGAGTTAGGATATTTTGAAATTGTGTATTGTGCTAGTGAAGCCGAATTAGTTAGTGACCCTGTCCAATAATATAATTCACCTACATATTGAAATGAAGATGATGTATATACAGGTGTATTCTCCGATAGAGTAAATATAATCGGTGATTGTGCAAGGGATACTAATGCCGGTGTTTGTGTTATTGATAATGACATATGTTTTTATTCTAGTATAATTATAATAACCATAAAATTTCAAAAAATGGTGGAAGCCTATAACTTCTTCACTTCTGTTTTGAAATAACCCACTATATCATTTGTCATATCTGAAATGACTTTATCAATCATTCGTTTAACTTCTGCATCTTCTAATGCTTTATTAGCGAAGTTAATACTACCAGGAATATTCTTTGTTTTACCATTACGAACTGAATCAGATACGTTAGGGTCATTCCAATACTTACCATATTCTGCTCCAGGAGGTGAAACATCTAAAGTAAATGAAAGAGATATACTCTTCTTACCACTCACTTGTTGTTTCACCATCCCAGATGGCCTATTGTATGTATTTAATTTATTTTTTAGATTACCAGTCCTCTTTGGTGCAAGTGCAACTGCCTTATCTTTGATAAGGTTTGCCACTTGTGCAAGTGTAGGAGTTTTTTTAACTGCTTTATCTAACTCTGCCATTAATTACTTATGAATTATTTATAATAAACCAACCAACTGTGTCACTATCACCATTTCCTGTTGATAAAATTGTGAATGTTCCTGCTCCCTTTGAACTAACTGCAACACTATGTGCGTTAGTTAGAGTTTGTTTAGTCAACATTATAATTGAATTTGCAGTTACCAAAGAGTTACTTACGGTCACTGTGCCAGGGTTTCCACCATTTAATACTGCCGTTCCTGCTTGTTGGTTAGAACCTGTTGGATAATAAATTTGATAATTTTGAGATACAAATGTATTTCTAACATCTAATCTACTTCTTGCACTAGCATTATTATTAAAATTAATAGTTGAGTTTACTTCTATCCAACCATTATCTTTACCAAATTCTATATATCTCTCATTTGCTGATGATGAAACAATTAGATTTCCATTACCATTATCTCTTGTACCAATAAAGAAACTACTTGTTGTATCAGTTTCATTTATTAATAATCCAACTGTGCCAGTTGCTTTACTAATTCTTAATGCGTTTCTACCTGCTCCATCATCACTACCTCTACCAATTTGTAAACCATTAGATGCAGAAACATAAGAGTTAAATGCTACACCGGCATCAAATGAGTTTGCCCATACCCCACCACCAACATTAATACCCCAAACTTGTTGTCCGGGATTAGTATCACTACCAGTTACTATGAATGCAAAGTTATTTAAATTATCAGTAGAACCTAATCTTAATTCCTGTTGTGCTCCACCTACTTCACGTTTAATGTATAAACGTTCACCACCTGATATGTTTACACTACCAGTGATTGTTTGATTACCTACGAATCTATTTGAACCTGTCGTTGCAAAACTACCTGTATTGATAGTTCCACCACCACCCCAACTACCTGATTGAGTAGATATGTTTATCCACTTTTGGTTATCGATTGATTGTGATGTACTTAAATTAGTTAATTGAGTATTAACACTACCAGTATAAGTTGCTAGAGTAGAGTTCTTACTTTCTTGTGATTGAGTAAATGCATTTAGTGAAGTTAAATTTGTACTACCACTTAGTGCATATCTACTATCGTAAGATGATGTTAATTGAGAACTACCTGATACGATACCTGATGGTGTACCACTAACTGGCCAAGTTGCACTACCACCTCCAGCAAATGATGATGTTGGAACTAAAACAGTCTTATTTACTGAATTACCTACCCATACATATCCTTGTTGAAGAGATGCAGTTAAACTACCACTTAATGATAAATCTCCTGCAGAGTTTACTGCAATACCAACTGAATTACCAAATCCATCTTGTATTCCTACTAATGAAGAAGATATAATACTATCATTCCCTAAATGTAATAGGGATTGAAATGATGCTGATATATAAAGATTATTTAAATTACCCATATTCTATTTTTTTATTTTATGTTGTTGCCCATGTCCTAAAATCAGCGTATGGAGCTAATCCCCACGTTGCTGGTGTTGTTTTCCACACCTTTGGATTTATCCATAATTCACATTCTTCACACGTTCCATAATTTGCTACCGGTAATGCTAAGACTGGAAGATTTGAATAATCAATCTCACTTTCAGGAACATCCACCTGTTGTTCTATTCTATAACAAATTAAGTTTGGATAAGTAATTGATGCTCCCGGTGTTTTGACCGTACTCATTACTTGTCCTGGTACTACCTCACTTGCGAAGGTAGCGTAATATTCCATCCCACTTAAACACGCCGATATTCTATAATCATTAACTTGCTCCGGCGTTATCAAAAAAAAAAGACAACGGTCGCGGTCGTTGTGGGTAGTTAATGTGAACTCTGCTGTCCAACCAGCGAGACCATTATTGAACCTTTCTTCAAATTTGGTACAGGTTATGAGTTCGTTTATTTCAAACCCGTCCACCCCCCTCTGAACGTATGATGTTAAATCGTTTAGAATTGCTAACGTATTAGCATGTATATCAACTGTATCATCCACTCCCTTAAAGGGTATTGTTTGTGCATTCGTTCTAACACCTGAATCATTGTTAAGATTTTTAATCTTATCAGCAATGGTTAATACAATCGAATAGTTCGTTGTATTCTCACTAAAATCAGCAGTTAAAATGTTTACGTTACCAATTGGATATGCAGGATATTCTCTAGCATCAAAATCTACTATATCACCATGAGTAACAACCTCAATAGAGGGATGGTTATTCATTATGGTTTTAAAGAAATTGATTGTGTTGTAATACAACGTGTAATTAACACCTGAATTATGTACTATTGCTGCCATAAGTTATTAAAGTTGAATACCTCCAAAATATTGATTCGATTGGTCAGGATAAATCTGAGTCTGATTACCAACTGATTCAAGATATTGTGGTATATTATTTGAATATGCGATTAAATAGTTTTGTAAACGTAGTGCGTAATAATCTGCGTTGTTTAGTGCTTTACCTAAAAGGTAATCTATTTCACTTTTAGAAGGTGCTGAACCTTGTTCTGATGTCTGTTTAACACTACCATTAGATTTGAATTGGACACTGCTAAAAGGGATGTATTCAACACAAGCATACCATATTAGGGTATTCTTAATGTAATCATCTAAGAGGTCTTGATAATACGAACTTAAACTACCGACAGTATTATCTAAAATTCTATCTTGAAGATAAAAGAATAGGACAGTTCCCAATAGATTCTTTAAGTATTTATCTTGTGCTGTTCTTACGAATGGTAGAAGAGCATCTGCATCAAGAGCACCTTGTAAGGGTGAGTTCTTAATGATATCGTTTCTTGTTATAAATAATGCGTATGCCATAGTCTTTGTTTATTCGTAATTTTGTTTGAAAAATGCTTGTGTACTTCTTATGAATTTCTCTTCAGTTCCGTTTACTGGTGCATCATTAATTGTTTCATCTACACCATCTTCGGTTATAGCAGGATTCTCCATTGCTTTATTAGTTTCATCTTCCACTTGTGCAACTGTCTTATCAGTTTCTGCAGCCTGTTCTGATAATATGGCTAAAGGAGTTAATTGTTCAAAGTATAAATCAGTAGCAGTATATCCACCTTCATTTAAAACTGAATCTAATGCGTTTAGTATTAGATTTTGGAATGGAGATACTGTCATTGTTTGCATGATTGAGAATGCTGTTTTCATTTCCTCACTTTGAGATGAGAAACCATTATTAGAAGTTCTGATACCAAATAATAAGGGTGAAGTAACTCTATGTGCTACTAGGATTCTATCCTGAATATATTCTGCAACATACTGATACTTTTCATGTAAGTTCTCAATGTTAATTACATCTAATGTAGGTTTCATTGCAGGGTCATCATTAAATGATAACATAAAACGGCCAGCATTATCCGTACCTGTAAACTTAGCACTAACTAAATCCTCAATAGTCTGTCTTTCTTCCGGTGCAGGAACTCCATTGTTAAAGTTAATCATTACTGCAGGTAAGAAACCATTAGTAATATTATTGAAGTGTAGATTTGAAATCTCACCTTCACTTATAGCAAGTTGTAATGCTGAAACCCAATCTGGTAGAGAGTAGTAGTATAATCCAGGACAATAGTTCTTTATATACAATAACTCCATCTTTTCATTTGATGTACCAAATGCAGGAATCTTTTTCTTATCTTTTACTTTACGTTGGTCACGCCAATCAGTACAATAGTAGTAATTTTCTACACGAGGATTATTATAAATCTTTTCTGCTCTAATTGTTTGTACTGGTATATGGTATAGTTTGATTACCCTTGTATGTTCATCATTCCAATAGACTTGATATACCGCGTTACCAAACAACTTTAAATCGAACGTCACACGTTTTGTTTCCTCTTGTGGTATGATTCTTTGTAATTGTTCATTGAACCCTTCATTCTTTGAGTATAACCCCTTACCATAGATTAAATCAGCGATACCTTCTATTGCTGCTGCGTTAGTAGTAGATACATTCCATGATGCAACTATAGCATCAAAGAAATCATCTCCACCATAAACACCAAAAGGCACCCAACTATAACGAGTTTTTGTATCTTCGTTAATAACCGGTAATTGATTATTGTTTACATTTACAATTGCAAAGTTTTGTTGTTGTTTCATATTATTCGTATATTACATATTTGTTTTCGGATGTATTCGAAATATATTGAGTATTCTTATTCTCATATACTGATTTATCCTGTGATTGTGATGCGAATACCTGTATAGTACCATCCCATATTACGGAATCACCATTTAACATTCTCATTCGGTATTCAGACCCTACATATGCACCACTAATTGATGCAGTGAATGCAAGTATGTTTTCATAGGATGTAAATCCAGTACCGCTCATACTTCCTGTGAAGGTGTTTAAACCCATCATATCAGTTAAACTCATAGTGAACTGATTATAGGTAGAACCCGTATTTTCGGTTCTAAAGGTGTATGAATTGGATTGTGATATATAATATGGTAGCATTATCTTATTATTTACTAATAATAACACCGCTTGAACTTAAAATAGTTACGGCATAAAAAAAGGTGGAACTCTGTCCCACCTTGTTTATTCGTTATGCTGTATATTAGTTACGCACCATATACAACAGAGAAGTTTTGAGTTAATCCACCTAACGCACTTGTTGTAGTTGAGCCTGATATGAATGCTGCTGGTAATCTCTCTTGACCCTGAAGCGTAACTGAATAACCATAAAGGTCACCCAATGCTCCACCTGTCTGAATAGTTCCCGCAGTTACATCACATCCTTCGGTTTCACCTAACAATAACGCTTGACCGTTTTGTGTCCATACAATGATTTGAGGACGACCATAAGCCATCAACTTCAATTGTGTAGTCATCTCATTAGTCAATTTCTTCAAGTTCAATGTCAAATCCTGTGAAAAGAATGTTGTACCATTTTCTCTTGATGAATTAACTGTCTCTGTGTATGCCGATGTTCCTTTTAGTTCGTAATAGTATAAAGTACTTCCTGATGGAATGACGGTTACTTCGTTATTTACTTTAGTAAATGACCCTGTTGAGTAATTTATAAAATAAACACCTTGTATACCTCCAACGGATTCCTTACATACTTCGTTACGTCCTGCAGATAACTGACAATTTAGACCTGTTAATGCCATAATATTTTCCCGTTTATTGTGTTAGTTAAAAAAAGGTGAGTTTCTTTTTTATTTTACTCCTCACCTTTTATAAAGTTTTATTAGAATGCTCCGTAGTATACGATATCTTGTCCGATACCATATTGAACACCTGCGGTGTATCTCATGATAATTCTATAATTTTGAGAACCATCAAGATTTGCCATGTCTAACACTCTTACTTCGTTGTAATCTGATAATAAACCAGTACCGAAGAATAAGTTAGATTTTTGAGCTGCTACCATTACGTTAGCTCCTAAACCTGGACAAAGTACTAAATCAATACCATTGTAGTTGTATGGTTTTTCACCGATAGTGAATTGATTGTTGTAACCATTAGCACCATAAGATGTTGCTGATGTTTGACCTGAAGTTGCTTGTTGGTATGCCTTTGCTACGTTTGTAGAAACATAGATAACTAAATCTTGTTTACCATAGACAGTAGTTGGAACACTAGATACGATAGAATCTAATTTAGAAATTACGTTTGTAGATGTTACAGAGCCAGAGATTGCACCAGCGTTAGAAGTTGATGAACTAGCACCTGCTGCTACTACTGATGTAGAGCCAGTTGTTACTGCTGAAGCAGATAATAAGGCTTGGAAACCTAAGAAAGAACCATTTGAAGCAGTTCCTTGCCAGATTGCAGTTTCAGTTGCTTCTGCAACTTTACCACCTACATAAGATACCAAGAAATCATTAAATGATGCTGGAATAGTGTCAAATGCACTATATCCTAATTGTAATGCCTGCCAGCTATCTACAAATTCTTGCTTACATAATTGTAAGTTAACTTGTAATTCTTTTGGAGTTAGGACTTGTTCAGATATTGCTACTGAACCGCTTGTTACGAAATCGCAAGAAGCATCTTGTACGATACCACTTACGTCTAATTTTTGGATAACTGATTTGTACTTCACGTTTGGCATGATAGTAATCAATTTCTTATCCAATGTGTTTGCACTTAACAACGCTGCTGCGATGTATCCCGATGCTGCCTCTCCGTTATAGGTAGAGTTGTCAATCGTTGGCAATGCGAAATTTTGTTTTCTGTTCATTGTTTTTTTTCTTTTGAAATTAAATAATTTTATTTGTATAATTTAGATAGGAAGTTTGATTGTGAGTTTTCTATCTTCTTACCATAATTTTTTGAGTTTTGTTCTATTGTAGACATCTTAACTGATTCGATTGGAGCACCATCTAATTTTGGTAATTCCTTTTCTGCCTTAACACCAGCAACTTCTTCAGTTACTTCTGAATTAACAGGAGGAACAATTGCTTCTTCCATCTTAGCGATTTTCTTTTCCATCTCAGCGATTCTATAAGCCATCTTTTCGATTTTTACTCCCATTTCAGTTTCATCTTCAATAGGTGCTAAAGGTTCACCATCAGTTTCTGGCATTACATCTGAAACTTCATCAATTTCAGCTGCTTTAATTGTACCTGATTTGATTTCACCTGGTACTTCTGGCATTACATTCTCTTTATCAGCATTACCTGCTTCAGGAGTATCTTCTACCTTTTTAGTTTCGGCATCTGCCAATTCTACATTTTCTCTTTCAACGATTACACCATCTTTAGAGATTACTTTGATATAACTTTCGTTACCTTCAGCATCTTTTAATTCTAATTCGTGAGTACCGTCTGGTGCTGGGGTTTTAGTTCCATCTTCTGAAACTACTTCTAATGTTTCATTTACGTCAAAAGTTGGTGATTCTACAATCGTACCATCTTTCAATCTCGCGTATGTAAATGTTACTTCCTTTGAAGAAAGTAAGGTCATTATTTTTTGTAAGACTGTTTTTGAGTTCATATCTGTTTGTTTTTCTTTTATAGCTGTAATAACACAGCAGAGTTAAAAAATAGTTATTTTAGTTTATATTTAGTTAATTAACTAATTAGTTTTTTCACTAATTAGTAAATGTAAAGTTTCCACTTCCTGTAAATGTGTGATAAATGTATCCACTTCCTGATGTAATAGTTCCACCTGTAGCAAGAGGTATTCCTGCTTCATATCTAATCTTTACGATACCACTACCACCACGTCCTGGTCCACCTGATACAGGTACACTTGGACTTCCTTGAAATTTACCAAATGCTCCACCTCCGCCACCACCTGTGTTTGCAGTTCCATTAGAACCTGCTGTTGGTGCTTGGGATGTTCCTCCTGATGCACCATTACCTCCTCCACCTAATCCACCACTACCACTATCTTCAGCAGCATTAGCAGATGCATCTCCACCTGCTCCTCCACCACCACCTGCGTAGTAGTTTCCATCTAACCATAGTGTACCATTTCCACCATTACCACCTACTGTCGTATTACCTCCTACAACGACTGGTTTTGAACCTGTCACTGCAGAACCTCCACCTCCTCCACCTCCATATCTAGGATTGTAGAAAGTTGAGTCTCCTCCTCTTGTACCTTGTGGTGTAGTTCCTTGTCCACCACTACTTCCGTTATTACCAGTCTGAACTCCACCTGCTCCTCCACCACCTGAACCTACGATACCAGAAGATGGTGCAGCTCCGTCTAAGACAGTCTGAACATATACTCCTCCATCTAGGAAAGCCCATGAACCTCCTCCACCACCTCCGCCTAAAGCGGATGCACCGAATACGGATGATGTTTGACCATTACTACCGGTTACTGTATTTGAAATGAATACCCCACCACTACCAATTGTTACTGGGTATGTTTGAAGTGAATCTAAAGTAAGTGAGCCGGTTACAAAACCACCTGCACCTCCTCCTCCTCCTCCTCCACTTAATCCATCTCCGCCAGAACCCCCACCTCCTACAATTAAGTATTCAGAAAGTACTCCGGTTGAACCTTGAAATGAAAATGGTGAAAATCTCATATTATATTAAGTTTTTAACTGCTGCAGCGTATATTGAACCTGTGTTTGCAAATGTTACAAATGTAAGTATATCTTTAGCATCTGCTATTACTGATGCAGTGTATGGTGATACTGCAGGGAAATCGAATGGTGCACTAAATGATATAGTACCATTACCTGGAGTAGATGCTTGTTTTACTAAAACGTTTATTGTTTGACCTGGTTGAACATTAGTTGCTTCTACTCTTGTGTTAGTACTATTAACTAAGGTTAATTCAAAGAAGTTTGCAGTACTGAAATCAAATGATGCAGTTGTAGATGTAATCGCTTGTGTTAATACATTACCTCTTACACTACCACTTACTATGGTACTACCATTAATAGTTAAACTACCAGTCATAGAAGTACTACCACTTACGTTAAGAGTTCCTTCTACGAATGTATTACTTCCTGAATCAATTAAGAAACCAGTCTTTCTAGTCGTTTCACTTCCACCTGTTCCTACTACGAAGATGTTTTCACCTGTTCCGTTTCTTAAACCATCATTAGCATTAAAACGTCCAAAGTATCCACCACCACTTGCAGTAATAAATAGATTATTAGAACCCGTTAGTATTAAAAAAGTGCCACCTATTAAATTGTTACGGACATCAACATAGTTTCCTCTACCTTCCACATTTGTGAATATGGTATTACTCGCACCGAATATACCATTCGCTTGCATTGTTGCACCAGCACCTGTTCCTCCAAAACTACCACTTACAGTGTAGGTATTACTAGCACCTTGTGTTTGATTATTATTAAATCCTAATGCACCTAAACCTAATGAGCCACTAAACGCACGATTAGTTACCGTCATTGATGCAGGTGAGATATTATTAGCAGCTTGAATTGCAGATGCAGATGCTATTAAACTCATAGCACCATAGTTAGTGCTCATACTACCTGCAGTTGTATGTAAACCTAATCCCGCTGCACCAGCGTTTGTATAGGTAAAGTTTCCACCTCCAATATTATTATTTGAAGTAAAAGCGGCAGAAGAGGATATATTAGTGACTGTAATACTACCACCTGCCAATAAATTATTATTAGTAGTTTGGGTATTAGTCGTTAGTAGGGTACGAGGTGAAGTATTTGTTATAGTTCCACCAAAAATACCATTACTATTCATAGTAACAGTTCCACTACCACTTAATCCACCTGTTATTTCATTATTAGATGCAGATGCAGCATTGATTGTAATCGTTCCATTATTATTAAAGTTACTAAGAAGGTTTAACGAGCCTGTAAATCCTAATGCATTAATGGTAGTTGTACCAGTTCCAGTTATTATATTTTGTGAATAGGTATGTGTTCCAGGATTTAGTGCTTGGTTAATAATAAAATTACCTGTTCCCGTGAATATATTATTATTCATTACCGGCATTGCACCACTAATCGTAGTTGCCGATTGGGTTACCTGCGAGGTTATACCATTGGTCTGATTTAAGTAAAGGTTATTATTACCTCCTATGTATCTTTTATATCCAGTTGTTGGTGTATTTGGGTTGGTAAATATGTTATTACTACCTGAGATGATTGTATCACCGGTATTATTATTATTTTTGAATATTAAGTTTACTTGAGTAGAAACAGCAGATGAACTTAAATGTGTTAATCCACTAATACCACCAGCTGCATTAGGTGATTGTAAAACTATCGAACCTGATGCAACATCTATTTGTAAGAAATTACTTACATTAAAAATTGAATTATTTAATTTAACCGAATTGAAAAGTGATGCAGTATTATTAAATCTTGATGTTCCGTTAAAGGTTATACTACCACTAACCACATTATTATTACCATTAAGAGTTTGTGCACCACCTATTGTTTGGTTACCACTTATTGTTGCACTACCAGTTATTCCTACACTACCTGTTATAGATAATCCACTCTTAACATTAGTTGGTTTCCACAACTCTATTGCTCCACTAGGGAATGCGATAGCAGTTGTTGCGTTTTCACCAACAATCATAAATGTATTAGTTGTACCATATTGAGTTGAATAGGTTTGAGTAATCATACCACCAATTGTTGGTTGACTACCAGGAGTTCCACTACTATTGATTGAGAAACCACCATAGATATCAGTTGGATATAATTCAGGTGCTACTGTAACAGCCATACCAGGATATTGTGAACCAGTTCCATTTGCATTTGCTTGAACGTTTACATTAGGAGCACCTGAAGCATATATTGATATACTATCGTTACTTACTATTGCTCCTGCTGATTGTATTCCACTATTAGATAATACTAATCCATTACCACCACTTTTGTTTATTGTGATTGCATCAGTAGTTGATGTACTACCCGTTATTCTTTGTGACCCTGATACTATCACTGTCCCGTTAAGGGTTTGTGTATCTGAAGTAGAATCACCTAATATATTAGAACCACTACTGAAAATTACCGAAGAGGATTCTATTGTTGTATTAATTTTATATGCACTGATTGTACCACTAACGATTAAATCAGCATTGATTGTTTGAGTAGCTACGAATGTATTACTACCAGTAGTTGCATAACTTCCAGTTAGTAAACCTATCGTATTCCACTTTGTATCGTTAGATGCAGTGTATGCATTCAATGATGCTGTATATGCACCAACTGCAGTATTCTTTGTATTCTGTGATGCAGTAAATGCGTTTAATGCACTTAAATCAGTTGAACCTCCTGCTGCGATAGAAGATGATGGAACTGCTACTGCCCTTCCATTAGTACTTCCTAACCAAACATATCCTGCCTGTAAGTTAGAAACAAAACTACCACTCACATCTAAATCACTATAAATGGTAAGTGTATTACCAGTTGTAGTATCAAGTGCATTAGTGAATATAGTACCACTAACGATTTGATTACCAACAAAGGTATTAGAACCTGTGGTTGCTAGAGTTTTATTTAAATTGTATTGTGATGCACTAAATGCTTGTAGTACATCTATATCACTAGTCCAACTAGCACTATCTGCGTTATATATGGTTTGATTCACATTTGAATCAATCATATCCGCGTTGAATGAACGTAAGATTGCTGGTGTGATTGCACCAATGTTATTGTTAGGAAAGTCCTGATTATTATCTGACTTCAGTTGGGTTTTACTTAATTCTGCCATATTATTCTTATTTGTAAATTTAATCGAATATTATTTCAAATCCACTACTATATCCATCGGAGAATGCACCACCTATTGTTCTTCTTGGTGATTCAATTACTCCGATACCTTGTTCCATTAAGTGTCCTTTACAACACTTAACATCATATATATCTTCATTAAGACATAGACAACCTCTTCTATTATTCTTTGGCGATGATAAACCTAAAGTAGGTCCTATATAGATACCACTTTCGTTCTCTCTATTAACAGAATAGCGAAGGTTTCCATTACGTGAATTTGACCATTTACCCATTAGATGAATTTGTTTATCTTTAATAACAACGCAAATCCCAATTATACTTATGCCCCTTGCCTTTTGATATTCTCTCTATGGATTAGATTATCTACCACTGCTTTATCTGATTTATATGCTAGATAAAGTAAGCACATCTCTAAGGGATATCCAGTTACTTCGTTGAATTTGGTAACGTCACCCCCTGCAAGTTCAATAATTGTTTGGTAACTTCCCCACTTTTTTGCAAAATTAGCTTGGTGTTGGGATGATTGTCCAGCTCCTTCAAATAGTTCGGGATAGAAGTTACTAAGTCCGTTGACAAATGAAGAAAAAAAAACAATGCTCCAAAGTGGATATCCATTCCCCATTGACTAATCTCTTTGGTATTATCAATACCTGAAGTGTATGGTTCTATACTATATAACTCTCCTGTTTGTTCCGTAATAGGACGATATAGTATATTCATTATCTTTACCCAATTATCATCTATTGCAAGTGTATCGTACTTACTAATATCCAAATACGAACCATAACTCATTTGAGATAGGTTAGGTTCAAATCCCCACTTAACCCCTTTCCATTCTACTATCGGAACTAATTCGTGGTCTACCTTACTGATGAATGTACTCAATTCATTTCTTAACATATTGTAATCGTTTATCGCTATACCTTTTAGATATTGTGCATCTAAACCACAAAGGGTATGTAACATAACTGCTACCATTGCCTCTTCATCATCACCATAGTTAGTTAATTCCTTTTGAAGTGCAAGATAGGTTTTAAGTGATATACCATTCCAATCTGTTGGAATTGTTAGTGTTATTTGTTTGTTCATATTGTTATTTTAATTAAATCTTGTTGTGTTATTCATTAACTGATGTATAGTAAGTGTGAGTTGTCTTATCTTCGCATCTCCGTTTCTTACATACGCATCCATTGCTATTATCTTTGCTTTAAGTTCTTCATTCTCTAATCTTACTCCCTGTGCAAAGAGGATTAAATCCTTTAACTCCTCTTCTGTCCACGTTTGTTTTCCAGTCATATTTAGTTGTTTAACTAATTAGTTGTTTAACTAATAACGAACTCCTCCAATAGAAAGTGCGTATGTTCCTTTCTTCTGTGCAGTTTGTGTTAGTTTCATTAAGGCAACATATCTAAGTGCATCCATTAAATGGTCTAATCCTTCTTCAGGTACATCAGTTGTGTATCCATGTTTATCCGTACTATACTGATACCCATACATCTCATTGATTAGATTCTGTGATGAACGTAGGATATTTATCTTCCAGTTTTGTAATACTGATATACCAAACTTAATAGAATCAGGTCCTTTCTTTACTGCCTTAGTGTTGAATCCCATACGATATAACTCTTCCACACTTCGTGGCTCAGATGAATCACACCATATTTCATAGGATTTATCTATACCGAATCTATTCAATCTATCCGCAATATCTTTCATTACTAATCCTCTTTCATAAAGTACTTCCTCTACATAAAGGTTTTCGTTACCATCCTTATATACCGCAACAACTGCAGTAGGGTCTTGTGAATATCCCCAGTCTAAACCAAATCCAACGAATTGAGTTTCATTCTCATCCCAATCTTCTATAATACGGAACTGATATATTGCCTTATCGTTTGCAGTGAACTCACCCTTACCATAGATACTCCATAGTTTTGGATTCTTATGTTGTAGTGCCTCAATAGAATCAACCATCTCTTTAGGTAGAAATGGATTATCGCTATAGGTAGTTACATACCTATCACACTCTACCATTGTTCTTAACCAATGATATGGCGAGACAGTAGGGTTGTATGAAAGTATTATCTTACCTGATGTACGGATTGATAATTGGAAATATGATTCCTCATCCATTTCAGATGCTTCATCTAACCAAAGGATATCCGATTTAAACCCCCTTAACTTATCAGGGTCATCTGTGTTTACAAAGGTGAAGGTAGAACCATTCTCCATCGCATAAACCCTCTCAGTTGAGTTCCAGTCATCTTCCTTCCATATTCCTAATCCAATGAGTATCTCTTTGAAATCCTTTATGTTAGTTCTTTTAAGAGATGGTATTGTCTTTCTGACTATGGATATATTTCTTTTAGATTCT